GTAGTAGATGATATAAGGAAGTTCTGGAACTTGTCCTTCTTGAAAGCTGTAGTATTGAATTGGCATTCCTAGTGCTTTCAGATGTTTGTACAATTCTTGTAGCTCCATACTAACCTCCTAGTTTTTGAATAAAGGCTTCTTCAACACCTTTGATAACTTTCTCTTCGATAGGCTTGATATGCTCTATTCCGTCGACTCTTCCACCCTTTCGTTTAGCATGTCCAAACTCCAGCAAGTGAGCTAGTCTATACTCATTTGGTTGATAGATAACCCGTTTATTCTTTTTGTCTTTTTTTACTGCCCAGTCTCCAGCATAGTCACCAGACTTTCTTGGTGAGTTAGCTTTTAACTCTTCTACTGCTTCGTCTGCTACTTCATCAAGTGTTGATTCAATTTCCTTCTGAACCTCATCGTTGAAGTTCGATAGGGCTGTTGCTAATTGACTAGCTAAATCCAAACTCATTCTTATCACCAACCGTTTCTTCACATTGAAGCTCCATCAATTCGCCTTCTTGATAACGGAAAGCACGCTTAATGGAGTAACGTACTCCTTCACACTCCAGTAGCGATTCTCGTTGGTACTCGAATGCATGGATTCTAATTACAAATGTAGGCTTATATCCGAATTGGCTAGCGTAGAACATCATGGCATTTGTGATGCTGACTTCTTGCGCTAGAATAGTGTTTCGTTCGAATGTAACAACAGGTTGTCCTAACTCATCCGTGTTGTTCACTTGTTTCTTGAGTAGTGTTATTTCCCTGTTCCACATTCTCTTTCTTCCTCACATTCTCAATTAGTAAATTGTGTAATCTGTATCTTAAATGCATTGGCATTTCCGTTTGATTATCTTTGCTGTTGTAGCGATATGCAGCATAGTCAATTAGAAAATCGATATGATCAAATCGTTCATCATCTAGCTTGATGTTCTTTTGTTTCTCTAATTCTTCTCGAATCGATAGCAATAGATGTAACAAGAGATTGTCTCTTGTTGACATCGTGATTCCTAACTTAGCTTTCAGTATCTCCAAGTGAGAGTTGCTTACTGTCTTCTCTATCTCCAGCATTTTCTACACTCTCCTCTTCTTCAATATTTTCTGTACCTGCTACGGCTTGGATAAAGATTGAACCTGCTCCATTATCCGTAGAAGATAATTCTTTAATTCGCTCCGCTTTTGCTCTGCCTGAAAAAGGATACTTATCCCCAGGTAAATACAAACGACCGTTTGGAAATTCTTCCGAACGGTCGTTCACATCGACGAAGCTTCTAATAACTTCGTACTTCATATTTCAACTCCTAGACTGCATCAGTGTATGTTACGAATTTACCTGCAGCTGCATCAGTTTTCTTCACATCGAAACGAGTAAATACAGCTAACACTTCGCCGTAAATGTCATTGTTAACCCATTTTGCAGTTGTTGCTACACGATCGAATAATGTAACGAATGCTTTAGGATCGCCAATGAAAGCTTTCATATCTCCATCAGCTCCTAGCATTTCATCTGGAACACGGTAGATTACTTTGTTTGCGAAACGGTATCCAGTTGGAGATGTAACATCTGGTTGTAATAGATAACGTCCAGTTTTATCTGTTACTTTATCCATTGCGTTAAACATTGAGTCAGTAACAATTAAGCTAATGTTATATACTGATTTAATTTTAGTGTTTAATACATCTTTCAATCCGTTAAAACCAATAGCATTTTCAGCAGGAGCTGTTTTTAATACTTCACAGATTGCAAAGTTCTTAGTCGCTAATTCTTGATTGTGTGCATCTTCTGCAATTAATCCCATGATGTCGTACTCTGCATCGTCAATCATTTCTTGAGATACGGCTAATGACCCACGGTAAGTTTTTACTGAATAATCAATTGGTGTTACTTTGAATTTTCCTAATTCTGGATTTTTTGCTAACTCTTCTGTTGCTACCATTTTTTGTTTAGATTTCTCAATCACACCATATTTACCAGTAGATGAATTTACTTTTACAACTTTTACTAATTCAGTTAAGTCTACTGATACTTCTGGTTTTACAGTTGGTTTTAAGACTTCAACTGGAATTAACGCTCCACCGTCAACTAATTTAACACCTTCACGTTTTTCGCCTTTTGATTTAATGTATTGGTTTAATGCATCTCGTTTTTCTACTGTTGCGTTATTCATGTTTCGTTCAGCTCCTTGTTCTGGTTTTTTTTCATTTTGTTCTTTTAATTGAGTTTTTAATTCTTCGATTTCATCTTCTAAAGCTTTTTTAGAAGTTTCTTTTTCATCTAATTCAGCTTGAATAGTATTTGATTCAGCTTCAATAGCGTTTAAATCTTCTTCTGTTTCAACTGCATCAATTGATGCAACAACTTCGTCACTACGATTTTGAAGTTCTGCAATTTTAGCGTTTAACTCATCTAAAGATTTTTGACGCATATTTAATTTGGCTTGTAATACAACTAATTTATTTTTCATATTTCAATTTCTCCTTTAGTTCTCGTTTCTTTTGTTCTAAAGAACGTTCTTTGTAATTTTGAAAATCTTTCTGTCTTGCTGCGATTTCTGTTTGTGGGTATGCTGGAAATGTACACGGACTAATCTCTAGCAATTCCATTTCTGTGATAACTGATAGATAAGTACCATCAGAACGTACACTCTCTTCACTACTTTTGATAAAGAACCCAAAGCTACATCCAGTGATATCCCCACGCTTGATACGTTCGTAAATTCCAACTGCTGTAGGATCGTTTGGATTAATTTCTACAACGGCAAATAAGCCTACTTCATCAGAACGTAAGCTTGCAGTTCCGTTTCCAGTTCGACCTAAAACCAGTGAAGTGTCATGGTTGAAAAGCACTCGAACATCTGCATTCTTAATAGCATTTTCAACTGCACTTCTTTTAATCTTCTCGAAACAACCTTCCCATATTTCAGTTTCTACATCGTATTTAATGAAGTAGCCTTCGATGATTAGTTTTTGTTCTTCGGCTTCTTCTCTCGTCTCAAATTGAGTAGTAAGATACGATTCACGTTTAATTAGATTCATCATTCTCACCACCTTTCAATTTCTTTTGATTGCCTAAATCGTCTTGATTTAGATAGTTTTCTAATACAATGATGTCTTGCATTTCTGGATCTGGAGCTAATCCAATCCAGTCCCTTAACTCATTTCTTCTTAATGCAGCTAATTGCACCATTTGACTTCCAGCGCTGACTAATTCTGTAATGTTGTACGAATACAATGAACGTGGATTCAACTTAAAGTATCTTGATGGACTAATGAGTAAGTCTCTCGTGAGTGTCTGTGATATCACTTGAGCGATGGATAAGATTCTTGTGTTGATGAAATTGTTGTATTCATCTTTATTGAATTGACCTACACCCAAGAAAAAAGCAGGCACTCCAATGAGTCCTGCTACAGTCTTTTTATCAATCTCTACTGATTCATTAATTGCAATATCTTTTAACGATAAAGGCTTAACTTGAACAACATCCATCATTTCTGCAGGAATAATCCAAGGTTCTCCAGCTTTAGAAGTCTCAAGATACTGTTTCATGATTGCCTTTCGTCCTTCTTCTTCCGCTAATTCTCCTGCATCAGCATGGACTTTAACGACTAAAGAAGGTACGTTCTTACTTCTCATAAAATTACTTTTCGTTTGAGTTGCTTGATTCAAATTCTTAGCAATCTCTCTTAAAGCAACTCTATATCCCGTTCCAACATACGGTCGTAGTGGATTAGGATTAATCACGAAGTGAATAACTTCATCCGCTTGATACTTCATATTGTTGTATTCGATATGATAACCGTCATCATCATCAACAAATTGAACACTCGTCATTGGGAATGGAGTTAATTCTCCTATCAATCCAGTGTCACCAAGTGTTCCTACATGGATAACAGAATTGCCGTCACCATCAAGTAACAAGTCTTTTACAATCTTGTACAGCCAAGTTTTTCGAGTCATGTACTTGCACGGCTCGATATCAATCTTTCTTGCTAATTCATCTCGTATACGAACATCACCTTGTTCCGTATTCTCCATTAAGTGAATAGTCATGTTTGATACCAAGTCTGCTATCTTATCAACAGCAATCAAAATATCTGGATGCTTATTCAATGGAATATACGAGTCTTCAGCAATCAGTGATTCAAATTGCTTTGATGAATCAAGGAACTTGATAGCTGAATTAGCAGAACGCTTTTTAAACATATCTAATAACCCCATCTTAATCTCCTTTCAAATTAAAGAATTGTTTCGCAGTATCAGAAAATCCACCATTCTCTTCAAGCATTTGTACAGTAGCGAATACTGCAGCATCGAATATATCAATACGTTGAGTACCACCATCACCATCTACTTTTTCGTACTGGATCATGTCGTCTGTTTTCTCAATTGCTCGAACGTTTCCTACACAATATTCGAAAGCTTCACTATGCAAGTAGTACAATTCTTTGTTTTTTGCTTTCACTTCTATATGTCTAAAACCTTCAGACTTCTTCCAGAAGTATTGCGGTTGGTCTTTCATTGAGAATTTATTCTTCTTCATCTTCAAGAAGAACTCTCGTCCAAACTTCTTGTCGAACCCGACTCTAGAAATTTTGAACCCCATGTTCCTCATCTTGATGAACCATTTAACGATGTCGTCATACAATACGGTAGTAGTGTTACTCATCGTTAACCAGCCATCTTCTTTCCATCCGAACAATGGGATTCCATCGTCATTAGCTTTCTTGTGTGCGGCAGCAACTGGGAAAAATGCGTGTGGAATAATGATGTCAATCGTTTTATCTTCCACTTTGTATTGCCCTACTAATGCGGCTGCAGTTAAGTCATGCAGTTTAGATAAGTCAGCACCTCCATACCATTTAATTGGCAGTTTAGCTAACTCTTCTAATGTCCAATCAAAGTTTTCATCACTAGCAATAAACTCATCTACATTGAAGTATGCGTTCATTGAGTTAGTGAAGATGTTCAGTGTCTTATTGAAGAACTCCATTCGAGTCTGTGGATCGTTCATAGCCATTTCTGCTTCTGCTCGTAACTCCTGAAGTGTTACAGTAACTCCACAAGATGGATTAGCCATCATCAACGTTTTGTCATCCATATAGTCGATAGGCATTCCTTCTTTATCTTGATTAGCTTTGCAAATGAAAATAAATAATTCTTCATTCTCAATACTCTGTTCAAGTACCTTTCTGCAGTACTTAATCCTGTTAGCTAGGAAGCCGTTTGGAATATCTCCTGCAGTACTGATAATGAATAGCAGCTTATTTCTATAAGCAGTCATTGTCTTTTTCATCAATCCATATTTTTTTGAGTTTCTCATAGTATGGGCTTCATCAAGAATGATGAAATTACCATTCAATGCATCTAGTCGAGTTTCATCGTTTGCTAATGCACGTACAAAAAAAGAACCTTCGCTACCAAAATCTCCAGTAATCGAATGTTCTGAATTGTTGTTTTTAATTCTAATGTTCTTATCTCTCCAACGCTCCACGTTGTATTGAATGAATCCAAATGCTTCCAACGCTTGTTGCACGCTCGTTGCGACAATGTAGCATTTTGAAGCACTCTTCATTTCTAGTAATGACTTACACAAAGCAAGCCCAGCAGTGAACGCTGTCTTTCCTTGTTTCCGTGGAATGAAAATCAACGTTTCTTTAAACCGTGTCTCAATTGTTCCAGTTTTATAAAAGCCAAACAGATTGACGACAATAAACATCTGCCACTCTTGTAGTTCCAGTGGTGTATCTCTTAAACTCACTGCTTCTACATTCTCACCTTGATAGTGGACAATCACATTTTCAATAAACTTAACTGCCATATTAATAACAGGTTCATTTAAGTAGTATGCTGGATTGTCGACATCTCTCATAAATCGTTTAGCTTCGAGTACTTTTTCTTCACAGGCTGGAGTCTTTCCATCAATGATACCAGTAGCATACTTAATCGCTCGTTTTACATACTCATTCATTTCACACCACCTAGCCTGTTCATAATGTCTAGGATCGTACCGCCTGTATCTTGTGCTATCACTTCTCCTAAAGCTTTAGGATTCAGCATAAGCTTATCAGAATATGTCAGTATATCTTTCCTTAAGGTTTCCATTACATTGATAAGAGGCAGTTTTCTTAAGTTTTCTGCTCCAGCCTTATTCACATAGATGTCAGCAACTTTATATCCATTAGCTGCATGGTCTTCTTCATATAAAATATATTGATATAGCATGTTAGCATAGATGTTTATTAAGTGGTCAAACTCTTTACGATACGTACCAAGTGCCTTCATATTCTTGATAGTTGCTTTCTTTAAATAATTAGCTGTGATTGGTCTTGCCAAAAACTTACCTCCTTTCTCAAAATCGCCTAGATTTTATCCCCTTTTATTGAAAATACCCCGCAGT